ATGTTCTCGAAGGTCGGAACCGCTATGAGAATCTTCATGTCGCTCCTTACCAGGTCACGGTGCAGTGATACACGGCATTAAGGTCTGTAACGTTGAGGGTTGCGGCTGTTCCCAGGGACGTTGTCGAGGTTCCTTTCGTCCATTTCCATGTCTTGGGATTCGTCGGCGTGCCATTCACGTGCAGCCTCACGGCCAGTGTTGCGGTCCCCGCCGTCCAGTTGACGGCAGTCGGATATACGGTCACGACGGCTTCAGGGCCAGTCGCCCCCGTTGCTCCCGTCGCGCCCGTGCTGCCAGTCGGGCCAGTTGAGCCCGTGGCACCAGTCTTACCCGTTGGGCCTGTTGCTCCTATTGGGCCAGTAGCGCCCGTTGCGCCAACGTCTCCCTGCGGCCCGGTGGCTCCCGTGGCCCCTGTTTTACCGATAGGCCCGGTGCTGCCCGTAGGCCCAGTAGCGCCGGTTGCCCCCGTGTCGCCCTTCGGGCCCTGGGCGCCTGTAGCGCCAGCCGCACCGTTCTTGAGGTTCACCGTGTCGCCGTTGACCGTGATGCTCGCGCCCGTGGCGGTCTGCTCCACGCTCACGTCGAGGCTGGTGAGGACGTCGGAGAGCTTCTTGTTACTCCCTATGAAGACGTTCCCGCCGCCGATTGTGATCGACGCGGGCGTCGACCCCGAAGCCGGGGCGAACACGATGTAGGCGTCCTCGCTGCCGATGTGCTGGCCGCGCGTCGCGGAGAATGTGACCGACTCGCCGAACGTGCTCACGAGCGCGCCCGAGCCGTCGTACACGCGCACGCCGTCGGATGCCAGCAGCATCTTGTAGCCAGCGGCGTGCTGCTCGTCGGACGCGCTGCCGATGCCCGAGGGCAGCACCCACAACCCTCGGTTCGTGACCGCGAGGTGCGCCATGATGAAGTCGTTCATGGCCTCGTTGACGGTAAGCTCGTAGTAGCTCGCGAGGTCTGCCGCCTGCGGGTCCACCACGGGCGCGTAGTCGGTGCCGTCGTAGGTGAAGTACACCTTGCCCTCGACGACCGACGTGTCCGACGTATGCTCGAAGCTGCCGTGCTCCGATGCCCACGACAGCACGCCTGCCACGTCCTGCACGACGCCCAGCTGGTCGAGGGCCGCGTTGGAGTAGAGGTTGGCCTGCTTCGCGCTCGCCTCGGCGCGCTGGCTCTGCTGCTTCGCCTCGTTCGCCTCCGTCGTGGCCGCGCTCGCCTGCGCCTGGGCGGTCGATGCGCTCGATGCTGCCGCGCTCGCACTCGATGCGGCGCTCGTCGCGTCGTTCTGCGCGGACTGGGCGGCGCTCGCGGCATCCGCCGCATCGGATTGCGCGGATTGCGCGGCCTGCTGCGCCGTCTGGGCGCTGCCCTGCGCGCTCGTCGCCGCCGTGCTCGCGGCCTGCGCGTCCTGGGCGGCTGACTGCGCGTCGGCCTGCGCCTGCTCCGCCGCCGCCTTTGCGTCGGACGCGTCCGCCACGGCTGCGTCCACCGCCGCGTCGATTTCCTCGATGTTGCCGTTGATGAGGTCGATGGCGGCGTTAACCTCGTCCACCTTACTGCGCATGACGTTCCCCGACAGCTCGACCTTCGAGACGCGCCCCGCCAACCCGCCGAGGGTGGACGAGAGGCTCGCGCCCGCGTTGCCGAGCGTCACCTTGAGCGAGCGCCCGGTCAGCTCGTCGGCCTCGATGGCCACGACGCGCGCCTCGATGCGCAGCGCGGTCGAGCTGCTCACGCCGAACGTCCTGTCGACCACGTGGACAACATCGCCCAGCTCAAGCCCAGCCACGTCGATTCCGTCGACCGAGGCGGCAACGGCGTCGACCTCGTAGGTTACGCTGGGCGTGCAGAACGATTCGAGGTTCTCCTGCGCCCATGCGAGCAGCGCTTCGGGCGTCTCGCAGCTGGGGTTCTCCACGATTATCCTCGGGGACTCGAGCGCGAGGTTGGACTCGTCGATTCGGTAGTAGAGGTCGGTCTCGTCGTCGGTCGCGTCGTACACGAGGTAGTTTTGCCCGTGGTTGACGGTCTCGATCGTGACCTTACGCCCGTAGCCACCGTCCTCGGTGGCCTCGCCCTTGCCGAGCGGGATGATCCTGCTCACGTACGGCCCGTCGGCGTACGTACGCTTCACGCCCGAAACGTCGCGCCCGAAGTCGAATCGGCGCACGGCGGTCGAGCTGCCCAGGTGCGCGGCGAGGTTCACCTTGCGCGCCGTCACTGGGATGAAGTCGCTGCGGCTATCGTCAACATCGAGTTCGTAGTCGAGTTCGCCGCCCCAGTTCTCGACGAGGACGCCGAGCGCCTGCCAGCCGCTCATCATGTACATCGACGCACCCGCACGCGTTGTGTTCGTGACCGTCCCGACCGTCCAGCGGTGCGTTCCGCTGAGCGCCGCGGCCAGCGCCTCGCGCGCTAGAACGGGCGTCTGCACGCCCGGCATCTTCGACACGACGGTGCCTTCAAGGTCGCTCCTCAGCGCCCACGTGCAGTAGACCGTATGGATGGTCGTCGAGCCGACCTCGTGCTCCGATTCGACCCCGTACACGACGTATTCGCGTGCAGCGCTGTCATCGACGCACAGGATGCGGTCTCCCTTCACGATGTTGTACGACGGCGACCGCTCGACGATGACGAGCTCGAGCGAGTGCTCGCCGTTCAGCTCGTCGCGCCTCGTCGCCGAAACGAGCGTGGGGGCCAGCAGGTCGCCCCTTCCGTGCTCGCGATGGTTGTAGAGGATGATCCTCGTCATCTATAACCACCTCTCGTACCAGCTGACGGTGGACTGCCCCGACCCCTTGTCGTTCGAGAGGGAGTACGGCCTTCCGGGCGTCAGCTCGAGCCAGTCCGAGTCGAGCGTGAGCACGTTGTACACGTTGCCGACCGTGACCTTGCCCGTGTCGCAGTCGATTTCGATCTTCCTCGTCGAACCCGATTCCACGTCGACGCGGACGAACCGCTCGACGCTCGAGTAGTACTTCTGGCTTACTCCCCAGAGATGGGTGGACGAGTCGCGCACCGCCGACGGCGCGTAGATGCTCGGTAGGGTCGGCGCGGTGCCGTTGACGGTGACGGAAACGCTGCCGCCCGATGGCACGGTGACGCTCTTGCGCTCTCCGTACGCGATCGGGTCGGTCAGCACGAACGACAGCTCCGCCGAGTCCGCGCCGTAGTGCCTCTCCAGCTCCAGCTCGCCGTCGTGGACGGCCTTGTAGAACCACCCGTCTGGCGTGTCTGGCAGGTAGAGGTTCGCGGGCGACGCCGTGTCGAGCTTCATGGCGAGCTGCGAAATCTTCAGCCTGCGCTCGGCGTTCGTCCCCGTGAACGTCACGGGGAACGACACCTTCGTCATGCCGAGCTTGCGTCCGAGCAGCAGCGCGCCGCGCTCGCGCATCGAGTTGGAAAACGTGTTTTCCGAGTTGAGCACCGTCACCTTCGGCGCCCCGCATATGCAATAGTCGCCTATGAGCGTCCCGTTGAACTTCAGGTCGTTCATGCCAGCGCGCCTCCCATCTGCCGCCTGACGAGCACGTCGAGCTCCTGCGCGACGCGCCTGATGTCGGATTCCTGCCGCACGTTGAAGGTGCAATCGTGAATGTCCACGCCGGCGCCGTTGGGCATGTGCTCGGCGATGGCGCTCGCGTACTTTGAGATGTACGGCTCGTAGGACGGCCAGATCAGCTCGGCCCCGCGCTCGCCCGCGCCTATCAGCGAAGCGCCCTCGACGATGCCGCCGCGCGCGTACCAGCGCACGTCGAACGTCGGCGCGTAACCCTGACCGCCGACGCCCCACGGGAACTGTCCGCCGTCCACCTGGAAGTGCGGCATGGCGATGTGCGGCAGCTCGATGCGCAGGCCGCTGAAAATGCCAGAGATGGTGTCGGCGATTCGCTTGATCGTGTCCTTGGCCGTTTCGACCGGATGCGTGATGGCGTACGTCACGCGGCCTATCGCGTCTTGGACGCGACCGACGGCACCAGAGATGCCGCCCGTGATGCGGCCCACGATGCCGGCTCCCGCCTGCCTGAAATTGTCGAAGAAGCCCGTGACCTTGCCTATGGCCTGCTGCATCACGTTACCCACGTCCGCCAGCAGCGGCGCGACGTTCTGCCCGAGGCCGCTCAGCAGCCCGCCGAACATCTCGAACGCCGCGGCCTGGATGCGCCCGCGGATGTCGGGAACCTTTTCGCCCAGCTTAGCGATGATGTCGGGGAGATGCTCGATTAGCTTCGCGATGATGGTGGTCAGGCCGTCCACCATGCCGTCGAACATGACGTTAGCGGCAGCTTCGATTTGCGGCCTGTGCTCTTCGATGAACTGCCCGACGAGCGCCATGAACTGGTCGATGTAGGGTTGCAATTCCTCTATCAGCGACGGGATTGCAGCGAAAAGGTTCTGCGCGAAGACGAGCAAGCGCGGCGCGATGTTCTTGACCACCGCCACGATGCTGTCCACCAGCTCCTGGGCGCGCGCGCCCACGTCGGCGTCGCTCTTGCCCAGCTCCGTCATGAAGTTCTGCCAGCTCGCCTTCATCATGTTTATCGAGCCCGAGATGGTGCCCTCGGCCTCGTCGGCGGTCGCTCCCGCGATGCCCATGGACTCCTGCATCACGTGGATGGCCTCGATGACGTCGCTGTAGCTGTCGATGTTGAACTCGACGCCCGCTATCTTCGAGGCGTCGGCGAGCAGGCGCTCCATCTCGCCCTTGGTGCCGCCGTAACCTAGCTTGAGGTTGTCGAGCATCGTGTAGTTCTGCTTTGCGAAGCCCTGGTACGCGTCCGTGATGGACTGCATCGAGCTGCCCATCTTGTTCGCGTTGTCGCTCATGTCGCGCATGGCCATGTCGGCGTAGTCCGCCGCCTTGCCCGTGTCGCCGCCGAGCGACTGGAGCAGCGACGCCGAAAACGACGTGACCTGCTCCATGTACTGGTTCGCAGACATGCCAGCGGTCTTGTACGCGTCCTGGGCGTACTGCTGCACGGTGGCGCTGGACTCCTTGAAGAGCGTGTCCACGCCGCCAACCAGCTGCTCGTAGTCGGCGTAGCTGCCGAACGCGTCCGCGAACACGTCTCCGACGGCGCTCGCCGCCCTCATAGCCACGTCAGAAATGATGTTGCCTATGGCGACGGCCTTCGAGGACAGCCCCGCCGACACGCCGTCGCCCATCTGCTTGCCGACCTGCTTGCTGAAGTTGCCGTCGGTCTGCGGGTAGATGGTCACGTAGGCGGAGCCGACTTCGGTGTTAGCCATTCGATTGCTCACCTCCGTACCATGAATCGAATTCTGAGATTGGAATCGGGTCGCGCCCTATGCGCTTGCCGTCCGACTCCTCCACGCCGGGGCGCGGGATGCGCTTCGGCTTGGGCGGTCGCTTCGACTTCTTCACGCCCTTGCACATCTCCACCCACAGCAGGTTCTCGACGGCCTCGCACGTGCGCGCGAGCAGCATGTCGGTGCGCGACCAGCCGCCGACGGCCGACGCGTCCGCGACCGTGGCCGACTCGGGCGGGAGGTTGCCGAGGAACGCGGCGAGCGCCCGTTCCGACAGCTCGCCGCCCAAATCGTCCAGCGTGAAGCGCGTGCGCGTCATGAGGTCGTACTCGACGGCCCCGCCGTGCTCGGCTAGCGCTCCGGCGAGGCCGAGGGTTCCCCCATGTCGGGCATGCCGAGCTCTGCGCGCGCGTCGGTCCACGCCTGGAGCAGCAGGGCGACGTCATCGTCGCCGAGCCGCTCGTACACGTCTCCGAGGTACGTCTCGAAGAACGCGCCGATGGCCTCCATCTTGTCCTCGCGCTCGCCTAGGTCCACCATCTCCGCGCGCGTGAACGTCAGCGGGACGTGCATGCTCTCGTCGCCGACGTTGACGGTCAGCGTCGGGCGCTCGCCCCTCAGCGTCACCTCCATTACGCGCTCACCACGCCGTCGTCGGTGAAGATGTAGATTGATTCGCCGTCCGTGTCGGCGTCGCACTCGAGTTTCACGTTCCACGTGATCGGCTCGCCCGCCACGAACGTCAGGTCGCCGTCGAGGATTGCCTGGGCGTTGGGCAGGTAGACGCGCACGCGGGCGTCCCTGTCCTTCATGTTGAACGCGAACGCGCGCGCGGGCGGCAGGTGCGCGCCCATCTTGACGGTGATCTGCTCGCCGTGCGCGTTCGTCGCGGCGGTCTTGGTCACGTGGTCCTCGCCGAAGATGGCCACGAGCGACTCGTAGTCGGTCTGGATGAACGCGAACGTCACCTCGCCCGTGAACTCGTCGAGCAGCGTGCGCACGGCGTTCTTCGACCAGTCGCGGATCTTGACGGTGCCGTAGTCGGTCGAGATGGTCAGGCCGTCCTCCGACACGTAACCGCCGGACGTGAAGCCCGTCAGCGTGGACGTGGCGCTCGTCGGCCTCGTCGCGGACGTGTCCGCGTAGTTGACCGCGCCCGTGGTGGGCGACTGGTCTGGCGCTCCTACGAGCACCTTCTTGGGATCGATTGCCATGAATGGCCTCCTAGTCTTCTCTGATGTTGCAGTGGGCCGTGAACACGACCTGCCAGACGTAGTGCCCGTTCTCGTCGCGACCGAGCTGCGTGACCGTCGTGCCGCCCTCTATGCCGTTGATGCGCGGGCTGCGCTCGGCGAGCGCGGGGAGCACGCGCGCGATCGCGAGCGCCACCTGCTCGCCGTTCGCGTCCGAGTCCGTCCAGACCTGGATGGCGATGCGCGGGTGGTCGTGCGGGTAGGCGGTCTCACCTCCCACGCGGGTGACAACCGCGTAGTTTCCCGACTGGTCGGCGGGCGGGTAGCTGCCCGTGCGGACGCCGAGCGTCTCCTCGACCCACGAGATGGTCGTTGCGAGAGATGACCACATGCGAACCTCCTAACCCAGGGCCTTCTGGAGCGTGTTGTGGACCCTGTTGCTGTTGACCGAGTGCATGTCGCCCGTGTAGACGAGCGCGTGGCAGCGGAACTTGCCGGGCCTCGCCATGGAGACCTCGTAGCCGGTCGCTCCGTACATGCCGTTGGCGCGGTCGGCCACGTCCAACGCCACGCCGCTGCACAGGTCGCAGATTTCCGGCGAGTTGAACATGGACTTGAATCCCGACTTCTTCGGGACGTACTTGAAGCCGTTAGCCATCTGTCGCCTCCACTTCCAGCACGCCATTCCAGCGGCCTGGCACGTTGGCGTCGATGAGCAGCGTCAGCGCGCCGATTGCCGTGTAGGGGTTGCCCCAGTCGAACGGGGCGGGCAGCTCGACGCGCGCGCCGCGCATCGGGTCCGTCCACGCCTTCGGGAACCGCAACGTGTAAGCAACCTTGACGCCCTCGGGGCGGGTGGCGTCCAGCTCGGACGCGGCACCGCCCTCCACGAGCACGTCGTCCACCTCAACGGGCGGGCCGTAGCTTTCCACGTCGTTGCCGAACTCGTCGCGCGCCCCGCGCTGCCGCAGTTCGACGGAGACGGTGACGCCCCTAATCATCGTCGGGCTCCAATCTCCCGTACGACGGGCGCGCCATGCCCAGCTTGCCGATGCCGAACCCGAGCTCGCGCTTCTCCTGCTTCGTCAGATAGAGGTCTCCGCTCGGGTTCGCGTACGTCATCTGCTGCTGGTAGCTGCCCGCCGTCATGGACGCCTGCGAGACGCCGTAGAACTCGGCGGTCATCGGGTTCATCGCCCTGCGCACCATCGAACACGAGACGGCCAGCGCCGCCTGCGCGCTCGACGGCGTGCCATACGAGTCGATAAGCGCCGCCGCATCGTCGAGCAGCGCCGACGCGACGGCCCGCTCGGATTCTGCCAGGTCTCTCCACCTCGCCTCGAGGTCTGCGACCGTCGCGTATGCCATTTACTGCTCCTTCGCCCTGGCCGCGCGCGTGCGCGGCTTCTTCTCCTGCGGTCGCTCCACGTAACCGCGCTCGAGTAGCTGCAAGACCCTCGTGTCGCTGCCCTCGAAGGTCTCGCCGACCTCGTAGGTCCTGCCCTCGCGCACGGCGTGGAAGCGAACCGCCACCTTCGCGGTCGCCATCGCTAGGCGTCCTTCGTGAAGGTGCACTTGCCGATGTAGTCGAGGTTCTCGGCGATGAGCTGGAGGCCCGTCATGACATCCGTCTCGGCGGAGGCGTAGTCGTACGCGCCCTTGTGGGCGACACCGATGAGACCATTGGACTCGGTCTGGTAGACCAGGCCGCCCTGGGACAGCTCGCCGAAGTCGATGCCGTAGGCGTGGATGTTGGCCGCGCTGGTGGCGTACAGGGTGCCGCTCGCGACCTTGTTGGTCACGAAGATGTTCTGCACGCCAAGGAAGTCCTTGATGTAGGTCATGCCGAACGCGGTCTGCGTGGAGATGGCGGCGTTTGCAAGGTAGGCCGCAATGTCCTGGCGGTTCACGAAGTGGACGAGCGACGCGTCGGTGGCGTCGTTGTTGGTCTCCATGTTGTCCTGGACGAGCGCGTCGGTGAGCGCAAGCGCCTCCTGCAGACCCGCGATGGTGCCCGTGGGGGCGGCGGAGCCGTTGGCGAGCGTGGAGAAGAACTGCGTGATGATCTGCGCGCGGATCTGCGCGAGCATCTTGTTGTCCGTCTTGAGCACGGCCGCCTCGTAGCCGTCCTGCAGGATGGCCTTGGCGGTCGTCATCTTTCGGTACGGGACCGGGGACAGGTCGGGCAGCGCCGACTTCGTGACCGTGTACTTCGACAGGGCCACCAGGTCGCCCTCGACGTAGGCGGTGCCGGAGCTAGAGCCGAGGATGTCGAGCTCGTAGTAGCTGCCAAGATTCGCCTTGGCCGGGGATGCAACGGCGCTGTATACGCCCTCGGATACCGTGTAATAGGTCTTGCCTGCGACGATGTCGGTGTCGGCGGTCTTGAAGTACGCGCCTGCGGCGTTCGCGCTGTTGTTGAGCGCGCCCGCGACGGTGTACTGGTACAGCGCGGTGCCAGCCGCGCGGGTGGCGACGCCGAAGATGCCGAGAAGCTCGGCGAGTCGGTCGAAGTCGCCCTTGAAGTTCGCCACGAACTCCTGGGAAAGGGCCGCGTCGATGTCGGTCGCCTTGATGATGTTGGTGGGTGCAGCCATTTCATGGCCTCCTTACTCGAAAAGTTCCTGGTGTTGGGCGCGTGCCCTCACGCGCTCAACTGGGTCCTTGATGGCCTCGATCGACTCCCTCGTCACCGTGGGAGGCGGAGTCTCGCCGCCGTCGGGAACCTGCCCGAACTTCGGCGCAGCGGCCATCGTCTGCTTGAGGAACAGCGCGTTCTCGTCCACGTCACCTGACATGCGGGCCAGAAGCGCGGCATCCACTCCATGTTCGGATGCGGCCTTTGCCACGGCATCCGCATGGGCCTTGTCGGCTTCCAGCTTGTCCAGGCGCGCCTTGAGGGCGTCGCGTTCCTCCACCGCCTTCTCGTAGTCGCTCTTGGTGGCCTCCTGCGCGGCGTCGAACTGCGCGGCCTTCTCCTTGAGCGATTCGTAGTCGGCGTACTTCGAGCGCTCGCGCTTCAGGCGGTCGCCGATGATGGCGTCCATCTCCGCTTGCGTGAACGTGCGCTCGGGTTCCGCAGGTGCGCCCTGCGTGGCGTTGTCCACCGTGCTCGTGCTCTCGGTGTTCTCGGGCATGTCTCGCCCCTTTCCCGCGCCCTAGCGCGTAGTCGGTGCGCGTTTACCTCCGCGCATGAGTGGGTTCGCCCGTTTCCGGGCATGAAAAAAGCCGCCCCTCTCGGAACGGCTCGTTTCAACGAGTTGAGTGATGTTGTGCTAGGTCACTTGACCGTCGCTTGCATGAGTCCCGCGTGCTCGTGTTGGATGCGGGCGCTGAGACTCAGGTATGCCACGTCCGCAACGATGCCACGCCCATCCACGCCGTTGGCGAGAATCAGGCGCACGACGCTGTTATCGATGTCCACGCGCCTGTCGCGGCGAGGTGCCACCACGTGGTTCGCGCCGAGTCTCCTTGCCGTGGCCGCGATGGCCTTCTTGTGGTTGTCGGCGCTTCTCTGGCTGTCGCAGAACACGACTATCTGCTTGCCAGCAATCGCGTCCTTCGCGATGTCCTCGTAGGGCATCTCATCATGTATCATCGTCACCACTCCTATCACCCTTACATGAGTATGAAAAAAGCCGCCCATGTGGACGGCTTGATTCCAAGCTATTCGGCCTGCTCGGCCTGTTTCTGTTGTGCGTACAGCTCGCGCCGTCGTGCGTTGCGCTGCTCTGCATATTCGGGCGTGTAACCAGCACGTCGTATCGCGTTTATCTTGTCTTTTGGGCTGTAGCCTGATGCGTCTTTGTACTCGTCATATAGCGCGTCGGGGTCGTAGCCCTCGACCTCGAGCTTCGCCCCTGGCGGCTTCACCACGAACTGGCAGTCACAGCTGTCGTGGATGTGCTCGGCGTGGTTGCCCGCCTGGATGCTCCTGGACGCCTCCTGCCAGCCGTTCGAGCCGAGGACCCTGCAGAACGCGCACGTGTCGCCGATGCAGACCCACGCCCACATGGCGCGGTCGCGAATCGCGGCACTGCGCATCGTCTCGATGCCCGCTCGCTTCACGTAGCCGGAGACGACGGCGGATGCTAGCGTCTTTTGCGCCGTGCTGCTCGTGCCCTCATTTACCGCCGCGCTAACGTCACGAACGACAAAGTCCTCATCCACCTCGGCGATTTCAGCTGGTTTGACCGTAGCGCCCTGCATAGCCATCAGCTCGTCGTAGAACTGCGCGGCAAGCTCGCCGTCCGCTGCTCCGTAAATGCGCACGAGCTGCGCCGCATAACGGCATAGCAGGTTGATGCTTCTTGATTCGCTCTCGCCCCATGGCAGCGAATCGAAGTACTTTTCCAGCTTCGCCTTCGCATTGTCCTTCAGCAGCGCGTGAGCCCGCTGATACCTACTCCACGATTCCTTGCTGATTCTCATTACCAGTCAGCTCCATGTCGAGTATCTGCGCGGCGACGTTGCGCTTCTTCTGCGCCTGGATGCGCGCGATGGTCGGCTTGTCGAAGCCCTGCAGCTCGTAGTAGACGTCGGTCCCCGCGAAATCGGGGTCTCCCTGCGCGACCTTCACCGCCCAGTCTCCCATGGACGCCATGTTCGGCATGCTCGGCGGCAGGAAGTGCGCCATGATGTCCCTGTCGGCGTCCGAGAGCTGCGAGAGCGACTGGTTGCGCTTGATGGCCAGCGCCATGAGCGCGACCTCGCGCATCTCGTCGGCGTTGAAGGCGTTCAGGTCCTCGGCGCGCCTGATGAGCTTGTCGTTCTGTGCAGTGAGAGCGTCGGCGCTCGTCGGGTTCGCGTCGTTGACCACGCCCGTGTCCGTGACACTCAGGCACGTGGACGCCGCGAACTGGGTGGACAGCATGCGCAGCATGTCCACGTGCGGCTGGAGCGTGCCTTGGGCGAGCTGGCCGTACTGCGGGACCTGCCCCGTCTCGGGGTCCACCGTGCCGAGCATCATCGAGTCGACGTACCTCGCGAACTTCTCGTTGATGAGCGCGTCGTACTGCTGGTCGCTCACGCCCATGAGGTACTTCTGCGGCGATGTGGAGAACTCCAAGCCAATGGTCGCGAGCGTCATCGTGCGAATGTACGCCCTCGTGAGCGAGCGCACGCTGCGCGTGATGCGGCTCGTGCCGAGCGGCTGCGAGTTGGTCGGCTGGTTGCGCATGACCGTCGCGGCGCAGCGCCCAAGGCCGTTCTCGGCTCGGCGCGCGGCCCACTTCCCGTCAGCCTGGCGCGCCAGCACCCACGTGGCGTCCTCGGCGTAGAGGTTCACGACGGTCGGGCGGACGTTCGCGCTCCCCTGTTCGCGCTCCGTCGCGATGATCGCGAGCGCCGCGTCGATGCGCTGCAGCCGCCCATTCCACCGCGCCGCGCTCGTCTCGAACGTGTGGAAGCGAATCGAGCACCCGACGAGCGGGCTCGCCGCGAGCGTGACCAGGATGCCGCCGTGCTTCAGCTCGTCCACCACGGCCATGCCGTAGCCGGTTGATAGCCTGTTGTCGCGCACGATGGCGTCCAGCTCGGGCAGCCCCTCGCCGTCGGCGCTCACGAAGCCGTCGAAGCGGCTGCGGTCGGCGAGCGCCGTGACGGCCTTCTCGGGCCAGCAGCACGACATCTCGAAGCTCTTCAGGCTGTGCGGCAGCGCGATGCCGAGGTTGCACTCTCCCGCCGTTACGCGCTGCTCGTAGTAGCGCCCCTTGTCAACGTTGCTAGCCATGTGCGCGGCGTGGATGCTGACCAGCTCCTCCACGAGCGCCTTCTCGGCCTTGGGCAGCCCCGCGGCGAGCGCTATGCCGCCGAATCCGTACGTCATCCGATTCTCTGCTTTCTCTCGGGATTTCGTTTCGAGTTGAGAACGCCCCATAGGGCCAGCGAAGCGGCCTCTATCGGTACGGGGTTCTCGCCTCCGAACCCCCAGCCCCCTGCGGAGCCGATCTTGCGTCGCGTGGACGTGACGGCGCTGTCGCGGAGGTCGGCCTGCGAGCCGAGCCACTCCAGCGTCCCCTCGTTCACGGCGTCGACGAGCGTCGTGCAGGCCGCAACGACCTGCGCCGCGCTCGGCGTGACGATGTAGTTGACGGGCATCCTGACCAGCTTCTCGACGAGCGCCTGCGCTCCCGCCTTGCCGTCCACCACGCAGCAGCAGCCCCTCGCCTTGCGCTCCGCGATCCACTCGACGAGCCATCCGAGGCCAAGCGCCATGGACTCGCGCCTGATCTGCTCGACGTACGACTTCCCGTCGTGCAGGCGCGCGGCGCACAGGCTCACCTCCGAGCCGTCCGCGCTGAACTTCACGCCGTAGGCGACGCGGCCGCCCGTCGGAGCCGCGTCGATGGCGAGCGACTCGAACTTGCTCGCGGGGATCGCGAAGTCGGGCAGGCCCGCGGTGGGCGACCACCAGCCGAGCCGCTCGCGCGCGAAGCCGTCGCGCGTCATCGTGTCGTGCTCGTCCTTGACGGTGGACTCCCGCATGCGCCTGCCCATGGCGGGGTTGCACGCGTACCACAGGTCCACGTCGTCCACGTCCACGTCGTCGAGCGTCTCGCCCTGCGCTCCCCATTCGAGCCACCAGACGTCTGACTCGCCGGCGTGCACGCGGTCGTGCATCTCGCGGAACACGGTGCCCTGGCACTCCGGGCCCGGGACCGTCCCGATGTAGATCTTCTGCGGCTCGCTCGCGCCGTCGGATATCTCGCCTGCAGCCGATACCGTCGGCAGCAGCGCATCCTGCTGCGCGGGCGTCAACTCCTGCGCCTCGTCCAGAATGATGATGTCATAGGTGCCTCCGCGCCCGCCGCTGTTCGTGCGGGTCTGGAACTCGATGCAGCCGCCGTTCTCGAAGTAGATGCCCTCGTAGCCGCCCGCGCGGTAGATGCTCTTGACGGCAGCCGAGAACGCCTCGTCGGCCTCAATCGTGTCCACCAGCTGCTTGAACATGTCGCGGCTCGTGCGGCTGTGGTGGGCGCTGTAGAGCACCCTCTTGCCGCACACCATCGCCATCCACAGCGCGTACCAGCGCGCCGCGTAGCTCTTGCCGTTCTGGCGCGGCTTCGTGATGCACAGGGACTTCGCGGCGAAGCCGCCTTCCGCGTCCCTCGCGAGCATGAGCTCGAACTCGAGCCTCTGGCTCCCGTAGAACCGCGCGCCGTGCTTGGCGAAGTACGCGCACGCCGCCTCGCCGGCGCTCGACTCGTACTCCCCGACGTTGCTCCAGGTCGGTTCCTGGCTGCCGAGCCTAGCCATACAGCGCTTGCAGCTCCGCCAGCTCGTCGCCGTCGTTCGGCTTCGGCAGCGCGTCGAGCTCGCCCATCACCTCCATGAGCCGCTTCGAGAGCGCGGCCACGTCGCGCCCGCTCTCGCACTCCTGGATGCTCGCCGCTATCTTGTCGCGCAGCGCCTCCAGCGTCTCG